CAGACCATTAGCCCAAAAAAACGAAAGAAAGTTAGCACGTTAGCAAGTGTTTTCGCGGGGTAGGGGGCGGTTTGCTTGGAGATCAAGACAGCGAGGGACTTACGGTTGGTCAATCGAGCCCTAAAGGAAAAATGGAACGTAGACAAGGAAGCGATCAAAGCAGCGTTGATGCAGTGTTTGACAGATCCCGAATTGGCGATCGATGCGGCGAAGGTGCTTTTGGGTGCGGACGCTCTCGACCACAAACGGGACGAAGCGGAAGCAAAAAAGGAGGCCAAGGACAATGAGCTTAGACTCCGACTTCTTGAGCTCGCTAAGTCTGTCCCAGTTGCAGACCTTGCTAAGCTTGCATCCGAAAACGGCATTGTCGGCGGATCCGGTCAAGGGTGACCGTCGGCTGTATCAACGCGACTTGATGGCCAAGAAGCGAGCAAGCCAACGCGACATCACCATTCCGCCACCTCTCGATCCTGCTCGTCGGCTCAAGTGCGAGTCCGATCCTGCTTTATGGCTCTCGACCTACTTTCCCGAAAAGTTCTTCGAGGGCTGGACTGAGGATCGCTTGGCGATGGTTCATTCTATCATCGACGCTGCTCTTTACGGCGGGGATCAATCGATAGCAGGGCCACGAGGCGAAGGCAAGACGACGCTTGCAATCCTTACGGCTCTTTACTTGATGATCCGTCGGCTCTCGACCTTTCCGGTAGTCATCGGCAAAAACGCCGACAAAGCAAAAAAGGAAGTGCGGGACATCGTTGAGCAACTGCAGCAGAACGAAATCTTCGCGGCGGATTATCCAGAGATCGCCATTCCGTTTCAGGCTGTCGGCGGTTGGTCGAGTCGAGGACGGATGCAGACATGCAACGGGATGCCTACCAACATCGTTATCGGGCCAGAGTTCTTCGTGTTTCCTATGATCACCAGAGATCAGCTACCAGGCTGGCCATCGGAGATCGAGCCTGCTTCATGCGGTCAGGTGCTTTACTCTTTGGGTATCGATGGTGCGATCCGCGGTACAAAGTACCGAAGCAGACGACCTACCTTGGCTATCATCGACGACATCGAGGATAGGGAAGCAGCGGCGAGCGAAACGACGATTGAGAAGAACGAGGAGGTAATCGAACAAGACATTGCGGGGCTGGGTCAGTCCTCGGAGCGGATCCCTCGGGTCATGCTTTGCACGATCCAGAATCGAAAGTGCATTGCGTATCGTTACACCGATCCGAAGATCAAGCCATCTTGGAGAGGCAAGCGATACCGAAAGCTAGTGACCAAGCCCGATCGGATGGACTTAATTGAGAAATACATCGACATGCGGAAGGGACGCAAAGACGATGATCCTGACGCTAGGGAGGCTTTCCGGTTCTGGCGTGACAACCAAGAGGATATCGAGCGTGGTTCGGTCGTTAGCAATCCGCATAGCTACTCAAAGAAGCAGCACAGCGACGGCGAGCCGATGGAGTTATCAGCGGTGCAAAGCTATTTCAACCGAGTCGCAGACGTTGGCCAAAAGGCGGTTTCGACTGAGATTGACAACGATCCGCCAGAGGAAGCCGGGCCGATGGGCCTTGGGATTACTCCTGCCCTAGTCGAGTCGCGGATAAGTGGGCTGGTTCGTCGTCAGTTGCCTGCAAATACCGTGGCACTTACAGCGGCAATCGACTTAGGCAAGTATTACCTTCATTGGGTCATAACCTCTTGGTGGCATGGGGCCGGAGGCGTTGTGGCCGATTACGGCATCCAACAGGTTTACGGGACGGATAAAAGCATGGATCACGAAGCCAGCGAGCCTATGATCTATCAGGCTCTCTTAAGCCTTCGGGACGAGTTGTTAACCAAAGAATTCAGCGACACAACAGGCACTCGGCGAACGATCGATTTTTGCTTTGTGGATTCCGGTGCATTCACCAACGCGGCTTACCAGTTCTGTCGTGAGGTTGGCGGGATCTTTCATCCGTCGAAAGGTGTTGTGCCTTATCAAAGAAAGGCTAAGTCTACATCGACGACGATTGCAGGGGCCAACCTTCATGCACAAAAGCAACCATCTTCGAATGTTTGGTTGTACGATCTGGACACCTCGTATTGGAAGCAGTTCGTGCATGAACGGTTTATGACTCCGACTTTCGACGAATCGAACATGCTTCGGCGCGGTTCGCTCTCGTTGTTTGCACTTGAGGAAGAACGCAGACATAGCCAGTACGCTCAGCATATTGCAGCGGAAGAGCTCGTGACCAAGTTCACCGAGGGCAAAGGAACCAAGACCTATTGGCTTCCGAAAGACAGCAACAATCACTGGCTTGATGCAACCTACATGGCAGCGGCGGCTAGTGAGGGTTGCGGTGTCAAGTTGATTGCTCCAAGCGAGATCGAGGTGCAACCGAAGCATGTTAGCGGCGATCAGCCTAAGCAAACGAAGCCAGCACAGCAAGCCTACAGGCATGGTCAGCAACGAATCAAGCAGCGTCAAGGTGGATGGATTCCCAAGAGGAGAGGATGATATGGCGAATAAATCGAAAAGACCAAAGACGGTTATTTCAGTTCAGACAGATGAGGCGATGAAACCAATAAGGCGAGGTGTTTGCGTAGATTATGACCCTGTCGAAGATGTTTCATCTAGGACTAGGATTTACGATGACGATGGAAAATTGACGTATGATTCACTCGAAGATTGCAACCCTCAAGAGATACCGCATCCTGAAATTAGCCCTCTAACCAAAGAGGAAGAATCGATTGCTGAGACCATGCCAAGGTTTCGCCCTCGCGATTGCGTTCAGTGTACAGCAAGGCGACCGACACGATCTAGCTACAGTCGGGTCTATTGCACGAAGGGCAACACTCGCTACATCCGTTGCGGTTGGAAGCCTTGCGGATATCGGTACAAGCAAGTGGAAGAATAGTAAGCGGTTTACCATCGGCGTGGTAACAAGTCGCTATAGACGATTGAGAATGTTTGCTTGTCATGCAATCCTTGTTGCATGGCATCAGCGGCAAGTCTGTTAACGCTCATCGACGCAGCTATTGAGGCTCTCGTTACCGGAGGGGCTCAGCAGTATTCTATTGGCTCAAGGACGGTTACAAAGCTTGACCTAAAGTCGCTCTTTGAAGAACGACGGATGTTGCAGCAACAGGTCGAGCGTGAAAGCGGTTCCGGTGGCGTTACTCTCGGTCGATTGTCGAGGGCTCGCCGATGATCGGAAAGATGCTCGATTCTGTTATCACGGCTATCAGCCCTACAGCGGGACTCCGACGGGCTCAAGCTCGAAAGGTGCTCAGGTCTTTTACAGGGGCCGAACCTTCGCGAATCTCATCGAGTCGAAAGCCAAAGAACAATCCAGCAGACATGGAGCTATCAGGGCCATTTGGGGCTGATACGCTTCGGGCATGGGCTCGGGACTTGGTGCGGAACAATGCTTACGCATGGGGCGTGGTTGATACCATTGTCTCATCGGTGGTTGGGTGTGGCATCAAGGCCCAGAGCCAGTATGAGACTCCAAGCGGTGACGACATCGAATCGATCAATGATCAGCGGGATAAGGTTTGGTCGGAGTGGGCGGAAGTTTGTGACGTAAACGGGAAATACACTCTCGATGAAATCCAGGCTATTTGCCAACGTGAGATGGTAGAGGCCGGAGAGGTGCTTGTACGGCTCATTAGAACGCCGGGCAAGGTCTATCGAGGTATTTATCGTCCAGTGCCATTGGCTCTTGAATTGATCGAAGCTGACAGGCTTGCCGGGGATAAAGACAACTACGCAGCAAGACTGACTCCGGCTGGTGACAATCGAATCATTCGCGGGGTTGAGGTTGACGATCTTGGTAGGCCAGTTGCTTACTGGGTCTACAAAGATCACCCATTGCAACCATACGCAGTAACCAGGACTCCCGAGCGAGTGCCTGCCCATGAAATCATGCACCTATACAGGCAGGATCGCATCGGCCAGACGCGGGGCGTGACTTGGTTTGCTCCGGTGGTTACTCCGGTGCGTGACCTTGGTACTTATCTTGACAACGAACTACAGGCTTCGGCGGTAGCAAGTTGTTTCACGGTGGCGATCAAGACTGATACACCACTTGGGAATATGATAGATCCCGATGGAATCGGAAACACCGATTCCGCAGGCAATAGCTTAACACATGTCGAGCCAGCGATGATTATGAAGCTTCGCCCTGGTGAGGATGTTGTTGGGCTCAATCCTGGCCGTCCTAACTCAGCGGCAGAGCCTTGGATCGCTTTGATCCTAAGACAGATCGCAGTCGGTACAGGGCTCTCGTATGAAACGGTAGCAAGGGACTACAGCCAGACATCCTACAGTTCAAGCCGAACGAGCCAATTGGAAGATCGTCGGCGGTTTCGATGTTGGCAGAAATACTTGATCCGTCATTTGCTTCAGCCAGTTTGGGATGCTTTTCTTGATGCGGCGGCACTCAGTTCCCTACCCTCGTTTCCCACCTCCAGCGAGTTGCTGAGTGACCGTCGCACTTTTGCCCCTGTTGAATGGATGACTCCCGAATGGGAATGGGTCGATCCTCAATCGGAGCAAGCAGCGGCGAAGGATGCGATCGAATCATTCATGAGCGACTACCAAACCGAATTGGGTGCAAGGGGTCGATCATGGAAAGCAGTAATGTACCAACGCGCCAAAGAGAACGCACTTAAGAAGAAGCTAGGTCTACTAACTCCACAAGAGCAACAGCTAGCAATCTCGGCGGCTCAATCGGCATCGGCAACGGATCCAGAGTCTCAAGCAGTCGTCAGCGAGGTAGCCAATGCCTTATGACGCAAAGACTACAGCAGCTTGTCCGATCGCTAAGCCTTGGGGCGTGTTCAAAAGCGACGAACGTCAACTTATGGGATGCCATGCAAGCGAGGCCGACGCCAACGATCAGATCGCGGCATTGTACGCATCGGAACAGATCGAGCGTGCAAAGTATGACGGCATTGACTTTACGCCTCCTGAGGGAGTGCGTGAGGAAGCTAAGCAGGGTCTTGAGTGGAGACGCGAACACAATCGCGGCGGAACTCCTGTTGGAGTTGCTAGGGCTCGCGATTTGTCGAACGGCAAAGAGATTAGTCCTGATACCATCGGACGCATGGTCAGCTACTTTGCTCGTCACGAAGTGGACAAGAAAGGCGAAGGATGGAAGCCAGGTCAAAAAGGATTTCCGTCAGCGGGTCGGATCGCTTGGGCTCTTTGGGGCGGTGATGCAGGTCGATCTTGGTCAGCAAAGGTAAAGCGACAAATGGAATCACAAGACAAGGTTGAAAGGATCGCTTCGGTGCCAAAGATCCAGCGAGCATTCCAAGCACCAAAAGACGGAAAAGCGGTCATTGCAACAGAGACTCCAATCGAGATTTACGATCAAGAACGTCGGCAGACGATCCGTCAAGTCTTGCTGATGGATGGCGTTCAATTCCGTAACGGCAAGAATCAATTGCCAATCGTCGATTCTCACAACGATAAGACGGTTCGCAATGTGTTCGGCTCGATCCGAAATATCTCGATTCAAGACGGTTCGCTCGTTGGTGATGCGTCATTCGCATCCGACGAAGAATCTCAGATTGTGGCCACTCGGTACAACGAG